GGCCGTTTGGATCTTTTGGATCTGTATGCATTAGTAGAGCAGCCTTATCATTACCGACTTCTTTTAGGAATTCAGCAAACCACCAAATAACGCTGCCAGACATCTTGCGTCTGGCATTTCTGCTATTCCAGAAAAATAAAGTTTTGTCTCCAAATACCTTTTTCTTCCAAGCATTTACCTGATTCTTATCAAGCTTCTTGAATACGTTTAGATCTACGCTATGTGGAATATATTCACAACGAACTTCTGGCGTTACTGTTCTTACAATGTCGTCAGTTAGCTTAGAAATAGTGACAATAACGTCATTTGATAGATAATATGGGCGATTGAAGTTTGGATAAGGGTAGTTATCCCATACGTGATGATAAACCATTGGAACTTTTGAACGAACTTCGTCGTCAATGTCCCATAGCCACTCATAGAAACGTGGGTCGGTCATAAACCAAAGAAGATCTGGCTTTTGAGCTTCTAAGAGCTGTCTGACAATATCTTGTGTACCATACCCGTCAACTGGGAAGATAACAACATCGTCTCCGTATAGATCAACCTTTTGCGGTCTATAGTCCTGATGTTTCATTGCTCCACCAAGACAAACAAACTGATACTTACCTGTCTTATGTAGGTAGTCAATCATATATTTTGTTTGAGTACCAACACCACTTGGACTCAAAGGATGATCCGAAATGGTCATTATCTTCATTTTTTTCTCTGTCATCATTTACCTTTCTAGGGGCAATAAACTGTTCCTTTGAAATCACATTTGGTACAGTTTAACTTATTTCTAATAAAGTTGCCTTTTTCAACATTTGTAGCACATTTGTCTAGTATGTTAAGTGCATTAGAAACTTTTTTTGGACCACTTGTTACTCGGAACAATTCTACCTTGTCCTTTTTCGCAGTTCGCTTAAACAGCCCGAAATGAGTTTCGACCATTTGTGGATCAATGTTTAGTTGTTTAGAGAAAAAATGTTTGTAATAGGTCAACTGGTAAGTGTATTCTTTGCTTGTCCGCTTTTCCATGTCCCAACCCCAGCTACAAGTCTTCCAGTCAATAATGTGGAACTTGCCGTCTGGTGTTTTGATAATAAGGTCGGCAATACCGGTAAAATCAAAGTGGGTGTGATTTTCAATAGGTTGGCGCAGTTCGTATTCAGCGTGGAATACTTCAAAGTCGCCAAAATACTCTTTTAGAGCAGGCAAGATAAGAGGAACAAGTTCTGCTCCCTGTTGCTTCATTTCAGTAATAGTTTTTTGTGGAATGCTTTCCAACTTTTGTTTTGGAAGTTGGTCAAGCTCTTCACGGAAACGCTTTTCAAAATGACGAATAGGATCAAAGGCATTATCGTCTTTTACTCCCTCGTCTAATGCTTTTTGTTTTTCTAATAAAACCATTTGTTCTGCTGTATCATGGACAGCAGTTCCAAATGTGGTATATTCATTCCCTTCAAATCCTTTTACTTTATCAATACGAGTAAGTTTGAACTTGTAGGGACAGAAAAGCCAGTCCTTCCATGAAGAGAAGGAAATATGTTCGACAGCCATGTGATCTCCGCTGGTTATTCGGCTTTTTCTTCAGCCTCATCTACCTTATCACAGGTTTCTGCTTCTGTCAAGTCAGGCTTTTCCCTATTTTCAGTTTGAAGCTCCTGATCGTATCCGCCCACTTCTTCTGTTAGTTGAGTCAGTTCAGCAAGGGCTTCTCTGCGCTGTTTTCTAGTTAATCTTGGCTGCTCTACTACTACTGGCTTTGGTTGTTCTTTGATTAATTTAAAACTCCAAGTAGCACAGTTGTTTTTTCCAGTATTTTCTATATGAATTTGTTTTTCTGGCTTTTGTACAAATTTTAAATCTGGGCATTCTTTTTTTAATAATGCCAAAGCGTCTTTTGTCTCAAAAAGAATAGCCATTTGTTTTCTATTTGTTTTTTTAACCAAACAAATGTAGATACTCACATGTGTATCTGTTTTTTCGATTTTAAATTCTTTTATCACTTTACATCTCCAAAAATTTGATAAGCTTGTTATACACATTTGGTGAGCATTTTTTAACCAAATAAATATCGTTTACAAAAAAGTTCTCAAAAGCATTTGCAAAGTATTCTCTCAAGCAGGTTGCTCCATAAGGAGAAATAAATAAGCCGACTGTAAGAGTTCCTAACTTATCATAACCAACTATCTGGTGGAGATAGTTATCAAAAGTCATGTCATAATTTAGATTGTAGAAACTTTCTCTTTTTACTGGATAGGTAACCAAGTTATGAAAGTTCAATAGTTGATAGAGTGTTTCTCGTTTAGAAAGAAATTCATTTTCTATTGTTTTGTCTTCATAAAGTTCTCGGCTATGCTGTTCTTCAAATGCGTGTGAGATCTCGTGTATAACATCAGAAATAATATCCATTTCGCTTTGTTGATCGTTGCTGAGATAAATAATACCGTCTTTATAAACGGCCTCAGCCTGTCTTTTGCGAAGAAATGGGAACTGTCCTATTTGAATGCCTTGAACATTAGAATAAAGCTGTCTTGGCATGTTATCAAAAACATAAGATAGACAGCTTCTAATGTCAATACCTTCTGGTATTGGTTCTTTTACATAAACGCGCAATCCTGCAAGAGATATTTCTCCTACAGGATTGTGGTAACTCTTATTATAAGAATTTTTTAAATACTCAAGGGTTTTATTCATATAAGTAAGTATCAATCAGCTGGATTTTGTGTGGTTTCACCACCTCCTTCCAATTGTTGTTTATTCCAGCTTTCTACGTCGGCAAAAGCTTGCTTATATCCTTGAATAAAATTTTCTTCTGCCATAACAAGGACGAATTCAGGGAACTCGTCTGCCAAAACTGATACAATCATATCGACTGTAACATTTCCATCTTCTGGTTGAAGCTTTTCACCCACGTATTGAACAAATAATTCTTTTAATGGGTTATCGGCTACAACCGGCTGATCTTTTACGTTTTCTACTACTGTTGTATCTTCCATTTTTACCTTTCTATAAAACTTCAGAAGCAAGTGTTGCTACAAGTGAACGTTCACCCTTTTGCATTAGAACGTGTCCAGCAAGAAGTGAAGGTTTGAACTTCTCAACAACACTTGACAAACCGTTAGAAGTTTCATCAATGTAAGCATTATCAATCTGTTCAACGTCACCAGTAAGAACGATCTTTGTGTTTTCACCTACACGAGTTATAATAGTCTTTATTTCGTGTTGTGTTAAGTTCTGACATTCTTCAATGATCATATAGGAGTTTGCAATAGAACGACCACGGATATAAGAAATAGCTTCTACTTCAATAATACCTTTATCCATGTAGTCTTGCATCATACCCTTATCATTTCCTAATAGGAACTGAAGGTTGTCCTGAATAGGTTTCAACCAGGGAAGCATTTTCTCTTCCAAGGTTCCTGGTAGGAAGCCAATGTCCTTACCAACGGAATGGACAGGTTTAGAAACAATTAATCTTGTATATCGGCGGTTTTCCTTTCCTAAAACCTGTTCTAAGCCGCCTACAAGAGCCAATAGGGACTTACCACTACCAGCACGACCAACAAGGCTCACAACCGGAACAGAAGGATCTAGGAGCAGATCTAGAGCGTATCTTTGTTCGGTATTTCGTGGAGTTACGCCCCACATAGGTCTGGCATTCTTAACTTGTGCCAATGGAGCCTGCTCGTGAGAGAAACGACTAAGAGCAGTCTTTTTCTCATTTGAGTTGGAAATCAACTTGACAAACTGATTGGCAAAAAGATTTTTTGTTTGTGCCTTCTCAAGATAGATCTCTTCGCCTTGATAAAAACGATCAATAACTTCGTCGTCAATAAGAATGTCTTGAGTTCCTGTATAAAGTTTACTGCCGTCATCAAGAACGTGTTCGCCTTCAAAGTCTTCGGCTGTGATACCAAGAGAGTTGGCGATAACTCGCATGTTAATGTCGCGAGATACAAGAATAATCTTTTTATCTTGCTCTGTATGGCTCAACTTTAAGGCACAAGAAATGATCTTGTTGTCTGCCATATTTTTATCCATTTCTGGTGGCAGAAGATCTGAGAATACTGAGTTAATAACTTTCAGCATTCCCTTGCCTTTTTCAATTCTTACGCCTTCAGCAAGAGAACCTTTTTGTCTTAATGCGTCCAAGATCCTGATTGTTTGTCTTGCATTTGCACCAACAACATCTTGGCGCTTTTTATGACCGTCTATTTCTTCCAAAACTTTTATTGGAATAATAATGTCATTTGTCTTAAACGCATACAAACAATTTGCGTTTGTTAAGCAAACCGAGGTATCTAAAACATATATTTTTTTCATTTATTCTTTCCGTTCCTGCTTTTTATTATTACAGCAGTATAGTTACTAATAGGAGCGTATTTTATGAAAAACTTTTTCTTCACCCTTTTAGTGTCTCTGAACTTAATTAGTTGTACTCCAACAAAATGTTCTGTCAAACCACCAACCGAAAATGTTGGATTCAAAAATCCAAGTGGTCCTGATACAGAAATGTTACAATCTATTGACTCGTTTGTTAAGATAGATATTTACGCAAAAAAAGGCCAGAAAGCAATAAGGTTCGCAGGTGCTTCTGGCTTTTTTGTTAGCAAAGATTTTGTTGTTACAGCAAAGCACGCCTGTGATGTTTCAGATGATCTAGAAGGAATGTTTGGTGATGATGAAGAAGTCACGGTATCTTTTTCTGGTCAAACTGTTAAAGGAGAGTTTTTTGCTATCCTACCAGTCAAAGTTCATCCCGTCTACGATCTCTGTCTTATGCAAACCTTTGGGGCACCTGATGATGCCAGACCAATGCCTATTTCTGTAGCACCACCGACTATTGGTGAAAAAGTTTTTAATGTTGCTGCTCCTCTTGGAATGTTTACACCAGGAATGGTTCCAATGTTTGAGGGTCGCTACTTTGGCGACACCTTTTGTGAATCTGAAGTTGTAAAATGTTCTATTTATGGCATTCCTATCAAAAAAGGAAGTTCTGGTTCTCCTGTTGTAAATAAAAACGGCTACTTGATAGGTGTTATTTACGCTGGTGTTATGAATTTTGAGAATGTTGGTTTTTCTGTAACTCATAAGCAGCTCATTGATTTTCTTATAAACGATGAAGGTGTTCTTGTTATAAGTGAAACAAAGACAGAAGAAGAGCCAGAAGAAGATGCTGGTGTATCTTATAACGATGCTGGTGAATAAAAAAACAACCTACCAAGCGTAGTTGGTAGGTTGTGCGTCAGGAAGACGCTGGGGGATAATATTCAGTTTTGAACAACATTATTATTCTTTTTCTTCTTCGCGTATTCTATAAATAGGTATACCTTTCTTGATTTCGTCTTTATTCTTTATTTACAGGCCGTCTATAGCTCAAAGGCCAACGACCCATTTACTAAATAGTATAGAAAATTAAAAAAGCCCACCGGTTAAGGTGGGCTCCAAGGAGATAATGTATAATACTATAATAGATAAGGAG